AGACCTCTTTTAAACTTTTTAGTACTTGATAGTGATTGCCGGAGTATCCTGCAAGTTCGGCTGAAAGCTTTAAGTCACCCTTAGTTTCAATAAGATTATTCAGAAAACTTTGTTGTTTATCTGTTAATTTACGTTGTGAGGGTAAGTTCTGCATACCTTTATTATACATGCTCATAGAAATTTGTCAAGTTTTTTAAGAAAAAAACAATATATTCTCTAAAGGGCTTGACAAACTAAAAATATACCTATATAATACCTTTAGGTCCGCCAGGGTTTGTATAGTAACAAGTATCACCCCCACAATAACAGGTACTTTATAGACTTTAAAGTTACACAAGCCCGACCAAGCCTGTTGAGTCTCCAACTTAACACTTGAAAATCCCTAGAAATGTATAAGATTTAGTATATATAGGGGGGACCGGGGGTGGTGGTCCAGCCTACGCACTGTATATGCATACACTATAACTTCACAAGCCTAAAAAGGCACATTTAAAGGTATAAATCTTCATAGACTTTAAAGCCTTGAAAAGTTTTAATATGTTGGTTGTGAAATTTAATAAGTTTGTGAAGTCTTAACAGTTGAAAACAGAAGTTTAAGTGCTTGTAATTTAATTTGAGAGCCCTTAACAGACTTAACAGAGCTTATCTAACTCATTGAGCTTATGAAGTTTTAAATGGTCGTATGGTCTTTTGTGCTAATTCTTAACCCTTTATTGAGTCTATTGATGTTAATTAGTCCCTAAGAGCTCTTGAGAGCTCATTAGAGAACATCTTTTTATTTATTGGTAGGTTGATATAGGTTGATGAAAAGTCTTCTCTCTCATACTGATTTTATATACAGTAGTTTTATTCAAGGCAAAAAAAAGGGCTCTAAAAAGAACCCTTTAATTTTAACTATGTTTATTAGTTCATTGTTTCCCCCTTAATTATTACACCATTCTAAAAGAGCTAATAATTCAGCTTCTTTTTTACTCTCTACAAAATACCATGCATTAAATTTTCTAGGATATTTTTTTCCATCAATCCTAACCTTGAAAGCTCTATCATTCCCATGAATGTCTTTCGCTGTTCTAGTAATTTTAATATGCATTAGTCAGAAAAATTGAAAGCGTATTTTTTATTGTCATTCTTACCATTGATTAATAAAGCTGTACATCTTAATTCCTTGATGTCTTCTTCATTTTCAGCGATAACATTTTTTACAGTAGTTCTATACAGATTTACTATATTTCTCATTACAAATAAAGCATCAACAACATTATCATGTTCTGTCGTAATGCCGTTAGAATAATTAATATGAAGCATATTATATTCTTTTTGCTTTTGCTTTAGGTTTAGCAGTTGTTTTTGCTTTTCCTAAAAGTGTTGATGGTATGCTTTTTACTTTTAACCATGTATCAAGTTTTGCACTATCCATTATTTGAGTAGCTCTTTTCTTTTCGCTATCGTATGAGACCATTAAACCCCGTACTTTTCTTTGCAATTCAAAATACTTCTTTTTTTTCAAAGCTGTATCAGTTGGGGAGTTGCTTGTCTCATTCGCTAAATGATAAGCAACACTATTAATTTTTCTATAAATTAAATTAGTTGCTTCTTTACTTAATAGCTTTTTAGTAAAAGCTTTTTTAGTTGTAGTTTTCTTTGTCATATTTTTAAGTCCATCAATTTATTAGATATCAAGACAATTTAGAAAAGATTAATTTCTTTTCATTCCCCAAAGATACAGCAATCAAAAATTATTGCAAGACCTAAATTTTTCATGGTCTTTTTTGTTCTTGTTTTTTTGTTTTATTTTTTTATTTTTATTTATATATATCTTAAATTTATTTAAACCAATTTTATGTAAAAAACAATTTTTGTTAAAGTCCCGGATACTATATAAACCAGAATGAGCCTTAATGTTTAATACTTAAATTCATATAAACCAGAATGAGCCTTAATGTTTAATGCCTGGACTTATACGCACAAGAGTGAGCCTTAGTGTTTAAGACAAGTTAGTTATACCCGGCCGTATAAACACTATGCCAATCCTCGCAAAGCCTTGTGGTTGTGGGCTTTTCGAGGGGGGTTGACAAAAATCTGGGAACGTGCCATGCTAGGAAAAGGTAGCAGAACACACAGTAGCTACATAAATTAAAATAGGAGACAACCATGTTAATTATAACATATACATATAAAAAATTTAACGAACAAGGCTTTAGAGATACTGAGAGTATTAAAAAAGTTAATTCTAAAAATTATACTAAATACTTAGACAAGGCTAAGAAGTATAACGAGGACTGCAAGAATGATATATTCATATCAGAAATTACTGATACTTCACAGTCCCCAAGACATACAACTTGCTTACCTTATACTTTACCTACGGGTTTAAGACAAGTTAATTTAAGGGCCAGGGACTTAAAACATAATCCAATAGGCATTAATCCATGGGAATGTATTTATGCATTGCCAATGAGTGTTTAAGATGGGGGGCTTGACAGACCACCACGAACTATGCCACAATGGATTTAGGCTAGGCTAGACATACTAGCTAGTCTATTTAACTCTATATCTCTATACAGATACTAAACAATAATCTTTATTATTCTTTACTATATCTCTATAGAGCTTTATAGAATTGTAAAAATATTTGACGACTTGATAGGGTAATTTTGGAGTAAATAACCTATTGATGTACAACTCTGACATTATAATAGCAGATAACTTCTTAGCCAACTCCCTTATATTTTTACTTTAACCGGATGTAAGTTGAAAGATTCCAACGAAAGACACAAGGGATTTTGTTTTCATATTTTATCCTTGTGAAACTACAAGTCGACATAAAACACTTTCTGGTTATATGTAATGTCTATCAGTGTTTACACGGTAAGTTCATTACAATGGTTTGCTAGTTCCATACAGTTATGGGCTACATTCAAAAGGATGTCAAAGGCTACAATTCACTTTGATTTCGTTGAGATTGTTGAGAAAGGTAGTGATAACTAAAAACTAGCACCAATTTTAAAACCTAGTCAGAACAACCGATAGATTAGGTATAAAATAGTGAGTTGCCGAAGAAAGAGGTACTTATTGTAAGAGATGAATAATCCTAATAAGCCACACTACAGGACAATGTTTGAACTATTTTATGGAGATGTTTGGTAGTTTTACTGCGTTAAAAAAAACTACCATTTAATTTAAAACCAGGAGATAAAAATGTCATATAAAATAAATGTAAAAACTAACGCTACAAAGTTTAAAAGTGCCCCACGAAATCCTTTGGATATTCCAACCGGCCCTTTAGACAAACCCTTGACTACGGGTTATGAAGTTTTTGAGTGGTTAAAAGCTAATGCTTTTCTTACAACTAGATATCAATTTAGAGGTAGAGCAAGAGGTAAAGATTGGTATGATTCAAAGCCTTTGAACGAATCAGAACGCATTGCACTTTACATTGATGAAAAACCTGACTATGATTCTAAGATGAAAGCAGAACATGATAGGTTGTCAGCTTTACAATGTGTGAAAGATAACATAGAAGACCTTAGTAGTTTAATTCGTTCTTACGAAAACATTCATGGGGATGAAGTTGTTATCAGTTTTAAGAAAAGTTAAACCAAGAATTAAAATAGGAGACAAAATGAAAGTATTAGTTGCTTGTGAATACAGTGGTGCAGTTCGTGATGAGTTTTTAAAACGAGGTCATGATGCATACAGTTGCGATATCTTACCTTGCGAAAGTGATTATCTTAATCATGAACACAAACACTATCAACGAGATGTGTTAGAGGTTATCAACGAGGGATGGGATTTGATGATTGCTCATCCCCCTTGCACTCACTTAGCTGTAAGTGGGGCAAGATGGTTTACCGAAGGTCGTAAGCCTTGGTCATTACAAGAGGAAGCTTTGGAGTTTGTACAGCAACTTATGAATGCCCCTATTGAACGTATCTGTATTGAAAATCCGGTTAGTGTAATCTCAAGTAAGATTAGAAAGCCTGAGCAGATTATACAGCCTTATCAGTTTGGTCATGCCACCATGAAAACTACTTGCCTTTGGTTAAAAAATCTTCCCAAGTTAAAACACACAAAAGTTGTTGAACCAGAGATGGTTGAAATGAAGAATGGTAAGAGAATGTCTAAGTGGCACTATGAAACTTGGAAGCTTCCTAAAGAACAACGCAGTCATGTTAGAAGTAAAACCTTTGAGGGCATTGCAGTTGCAATGGCAGACCAATGGGGTGATATTACTGACGAATTTAAACTAGAAAATGGAGAATATATAATCAAATGAGCAACGAAACCAACAGCATTATCATGGATAACATGAGAGATAATGTGCATGAACTATGGGTAATTGAAGGTCGGCCTGATTTAGAAGATGATTGTTTACAGTATTGCTATGACAATATTGACAAGCCCGTTCCTATTGCAATGATTGAGTTTTTATCTCAGCATTGCAGTCAAGCTATGTCTACTCAAGACTATGAGTTTGCAAGAAAAGAACACAGTGAAAAACTATTAACTAATTTAAAGGAGATGAGAGACAATGCCTAAATATAATTTACTATCACAAGGTAGTACCAAGATTGAAAAGAGCAACAAGCTATCTGACGAATGGTTTAGTAGGATAATGTATCTTGCCCCTCATAATTTAGCAGATGGTAAAAGAACATTATGTCCTTTTTCAATTAAAGCTAATTGTTATGAAGCTTGTTTAAATACTTCAGGACATGGTAAATTTTCTAATGTTCAACAATCTAGGATTAGAAAGTCTTTGTTATTTTTGAATGACCAAGACGAATTTATGCAACAACTTGTTCAAGATGTCCATACATTTTTACGAGAGTGTAAAAGAAAGGGTAAGAAACCGGCCCTTAGATTAAATGGCACATCAGATATTCAATGGGAAAATATTCCTATTAAAAATAATAATTATGAAATTTCAAATATGTATTTGTTGCGAAAATATTCAAAATACTTTGAAGGATATGGACATTCTCAATGGAAACCATGCAAAGAACTTGTAAATTTAGGTTGGCAAGAAGCCAATAATATATTTGAGTTGTTTCCACAGATACAGTTTTATGACTATACAAAAATCCCAACACGAAAGGTAGAGCACATACCTAACTATCATTTAACCTGGAGTTATTCAGAAGCTGATAGTAAGTACGCTGCTCTGATTAAAACTGTCTCCAACAACATAGCAGTTGTATTTAGGGAAGCTCTACCTGAAGTGTTTAAAGGATTTAAAGTAATTGATGGGGACAAGCATGACATGAGGTTCTTAGATGAAACTCAAGTGGTGGTTGGACTTATTGAAAAGGGTGAAGCCAAGAAGGATACTTCAGGCTTTGTAATTGATTTAATAAAAGCGAGGGCAATATGAGTGAGTATGAAAAATTAGAATGGTTACATAGTCAGCTTTCTGAATTAATAGATGGAGTTGAGGTTAATTTAGAAATGATGCAAGGGTTTGTAGAAGATTTAAGAGAGCCATATTTAAAAAAAATAAAAGCGAGGGCAATATGATTAAAGGATTTGAAACAATTCAAAAAGGAACAAAACTAATTACCAATCAATTAGGAGTTCCAACCAGAGCAGTAGCTATGGAAAGCATTAAACAAGGTAAAGGTTTTAAAAAGACTTTACTTGTTGATGTCAAGGGGTCAGACATAGGTTTGTTTGATGAGATGGGTAGCGTATATGTTCAAGATATAATTGAGGTAGTAAGCTGATGGAAACACTATTTGAAACTGACGAACAAACACACACACTAGGTGGAAGCTTTGAAGCTTGTAATAGAATGGAAAAAGCAGTAGCAACTGCATTCTTTAAAGGGTATGGTTTGTTTTTTACTTATTACAAAGTTAATAATAAAGAACCAGGAGACTTAGGAAATCACGAAAGAAGAGTCTTAGAAACTATTTCTGATTTAAAATACAATGATGATGGCGACATTTTAGTCTGTGGTTGCATAGACCATGAAGGTAATTATCGTAAGTTCTTTTTAGAAAACATGTCTAATGTTTCTGTATTTAAAAAAGTTGTGATATAATCTATGTATGATTATTCTTAATGATAAAAAAGTCACAGCTAAAACTTATGCAAAACATATGGCATATAAACATATGACAAAGTTATACGACAATCCGGAAGAGTATACTGATGATAATTTTAAACACGCTACTCAACGAGAGCAAGAAGAAATTGTAAATCAAATTAGTTTACAAGAGGATAGAGTTCGTAAGTCTCTGGGTGTAAAGTTTGATACATTACACAGTCAAAATAATTGGTCAGTAAAAGTAGAGGGTAAAAAACTATGACAGAATTTACAGAACGAGTAGAACGTCAAAGAGAAATGCTTGAGAAAGAAAAACAATCTAAACAAGTTAAACAAATTGAAACCAGGTACAAGGATGGTTTATGGACAGAACAAACCATAGACTATTATGATGGCCGGAGAGTAATAGAGTTTAGAGATAAACGTAAACAAACAATCGTGGAGTATCATGGCGAAGACGTGGAATAAATCTGCTCATGTATCTGCTACACAAGGCAGAGGTAAAAAGACAAGTCAAGGTAGAGGTAATGTTGCTTTCTCTACCATGAACAAAAACAAGAAAAGCAACTTTAAAAAATATCGAGGGCAAGGTAAATGAACGACCAACCAAAAGAAAAAAGAATAACAGTTAAAATTCCTGAGAGACATTTAACATGGATTATAAAAAACTATCTTAAAGCTAAACAAGGCACTACAAGTTTGTTTGAATATGGTGGTATAGATATCCAAGAGGTACATGCCATAGCAGACTTACTGTATCATCTTAACGAAGCATTAAAAATTGAGGAGGATGAGTGAACATATTTTATTTTGATGAGTGTCCGACTATATCAGCAGAAGCACAGCCTGATAAGATGTTAGTCAAGATGCCATTGGAAACAGCACAAATGTTATGCACAGCACACCGAGAGTTAGATGGTGATGAGTACGCTGACAAACATGGTCTTTACAAAAGAGCCTATTGGAATCATCCTTGTACTATCTGGGCAAGAGAATCTAGTTCTAATTACTCATGGTTGTATCGACACTTCCTAGCATTAGGCTTGGAGTATGAGTACAGGTATGGTAGAAAACATTCAAGTGTTGTCAAGCTAGAAGAACCATTGAGTAAAATGCCTGACAACATTACACATACAAGTCTAACACCACTAGCACAGGCTATGCCTGAGGAGTATAAAAATGAAGATGCTATTGTTGCTTATCGTGATTATTGTATTAACGAAAAACACTATGCCAAATGGGAACGAGGTCGTGATAAGCCTAGTTGGTGGCATACACAACACGAGGAAGTTGCATGAAAATTAAAATAAAAGAAACACCACGACTACCTTATAAATATTTAAACGAAGAAGAGTATAATAAACTTTGTTCCAAACTGGCCAAAGAATATATACAAAAATTAATTACAAACCAGGAGAAAAATGTATATCTATATGAACCCAGAAAGTGAGACAAGAGTTTTAACTCGTGATGAATACAGAATTTTTACAAATTTTACTAACGATAATTATAAAGATATGTATTCAGAGAAGGTTGGTTATGAAGTAAATTATAATCCAGGAAAGGATACTTTTACAGTCACATTACCAACTAATGATGTAATAAGTTTTGTTGATTTATTCAACGAAAGGGGTTGACTTTTTAGTCAGCAAGTGTATAATAACTAATGCAATAATGCCAAACCATAGGAGAAAATAAATGGCAATACAACAAGGAATAGCCTATTGGGCTAGTGTAAGAACACCTAATACCAAGTTCGAACCCTGTTATACAGTGGACTTAGTAGTAAGTGATGAGGTGGCAAATGACTTTGAAAGTCGTGGCTTCAGGGTAAAAGAACTGACAGTCAATGATGAAGTTGTTGGTCGGTCTATTAACTTTAAAAGAAAAGTCAATGGTCCAAATGGAATGGTTCGTAAAGCACCATTACTAATGGATGCTGATAAAGTTCCAATGGATGAAAACGTTGGGAATGGTTCTAAGGTTAGAGTTCAATACAATGAGTGGGAAGCCACTAATAAGTTTGGAACTTTCAAGGGCCTGGACTTTCAAGCCATGCAAGTAGAAGAATTAATTTCTTACAAAGCCGGAGATGGAGATGAGTTCGATACTATCGAAGGTGGCGAGGAATTCTAATGCAAATTACTATTCAAGACAATGTCTATGAGATAGACAATATCAGTGATGAAAAAATCAAATTAGAAGCTAGTGTTTTAATTGCTAAGATTAACCATCATAGATTATGTTTAGAGGGTTCTCAAATTCTAGTGAATACTTTTGAAACTAGATTGGGCGATGTTCTCAGACCAAGAGATGAAGCTTTAGTAGAACCTACAAGAGCACGAGATGAGAAGGGGCACTATATTGCAGACGACCCTTCAACTCCTGATGTAAATGAAGCTTGGGAAGGTGGTAAAAAACCATCTAAGTCTAAGTCTTCTTAATTCTAACCACGCTAGGACACAGATTAAGTTCTGTGCCTAGCTTTTTTTTGGGTCAAACATGGAAAACAATTTAAAATTTGTAAAGTATCATCAGCCTTGTCCCTCATGTGGTAGTAGCGATGCTCTATCACTCAACGAGGATGGGTCTGGTAAATGTTTTAGTTGTCATAAGTTCTTTCCTAGTATTGATAAACAATCTACATTTAAATCAAGCCAGGTAAAAACAAGGATGAAAGAAACAATAAAAGAACTGAATGCACATGGTGGTGTGTTCGCAAAATTAACAGATAGAAACATAGCAAAGGAGACTGCTGAAAAGTATGGTGTCAAAGTTGTCTATGATTCTAATGGTACGTTAGCTCAACATATATATCCTTTATATATTAACAATGAGCTTACGTCTAACAAAATTCGATACGTCAGGGATAAGAAATTTTCTTTTGATGTATCACCTAATGGTGTTGGACTTTTCGGTCAACAGTTATTCAAAGAGGGCGGTAAGTATCTTACCATAACTGAGGGAGAGTGCGATGCTATGGCAGCCTATGAACTACTTGGTAGTAAGTGGGCTGTCGTATCCGTTGTTAGAGGTGCAGCAGCAGCAGTAAAAGATATTAAAGAAAACCTTGAGTATGTAGAAAGCTTTGATAATGTTGTGCTTTGTTTTGATAAAGACAAACCGGGACAAGAAGCTGCTAAGAAAGTAGCAACGATATTAAAACCTGGAAAAGCTAAGATAGTAACTTTACCTAATGGTTACAAAGATGCTAACGACATGTTGAACAAGGGACTCTTCAAAGAGTTTACTAGTTCTTGGTGGGATGCAAAGGTTTACACTCCTAGTGGTATCATTCGTGTATCAGAAAAACAATCTGAGTTTCTTAATCGTGAAAGAAAAGAAAGCATTCCCTATCCTTGGGAAGGTTTAAATAAAAAACTGTATGGCTTGAGACAAGGAGAGCTCGTAACTTTGACGGGTGGAACGGGTCTTGGTAAGTCTAGTATTACGAGAGAGCTTGAGCATTGGTTAGTTAAAAATACTAACGATAATGTAGGAATCATAGCATTGGAAGAAGATTGGAAACGAACAGTAGATGGTATACTTTCTATTGAAGCTAACGCTAGATTATATGTAGACCAGGAGAGAGATAAGTTTGATAAAGAAACTATCATGGATATGTTTGATAAAATATTTTCTAATGATAAAGTATTTATCCATGCTCACTTTGGAACGAATGAGATAGATGATATCTTTGCTAAACTTAGATATCTTATTGTTGGATGTGATTGTAAGTGGGTAGTTGTTGACCATCTTCATATGTTAGTCAGTGCATTAGCAGAGGGAGATGAAAGAAGAGCCATTGATAATATTATGACTAGACTGAGAAGTTTAGTTGAAGAAACCGGGGCCGGATTAATATTAGTATCTCACTTGAGAAGAGTTGATGGAAACAAAGGTCACGAAAATGGAGTTGAAGTAAGTCTCTCTCATCTTCGTGGGTCTAACAGTATAGGACAGTTGTCTGATTGTGTTATTGCACTTGAAAGAAACCAACAATCCGATGACGATTTAGAAGCAAGGACAACAAAACTTCGTATACTTAAGTCAAGATATACAGGTGATGTAGGAATGGCAACTTCTTTAGTTTACGATAAAGATACGGGCAGACTTGCAGAATATTCTGATGCTGAATTATTAGGGGAAGAAGAAACACTTTTACCACTGTAGGATTTAATATGGAATTAGTTTTTGACATAGAAACAAATGGATTGCTTTTTGATTTCAAAGAAAAAGTTTGGGATGAAGAAGCTAAGAAAAATATTGAGGTTGTTCGACCTGCAGCCACAACAATCTTTTGTATTGTTGCAATAGATGAGAATGACAATGTATATTCATTTGAACCCCATCAAATTGATGAGGGTATTAAATTTTTAGCTGAAGCTGATAAAATAATTGGTCATAATATTATTGGTTTTGATATACCAGCTATTAAAAAACTTAAAGGGGTGGACCTGTATGAACATACAGAAGCTCTTGATACCTTGACCCTGTCAAGACTTTTCCACCCCACCAGAGAGGGAGGTCATGGCATTGAAGCATGGGGTTATCGTTTAGGTGGTGTACAAAAAGTAGAGCATACAGATTGGACTCAGTATAGTCCAGAGATGTTAAAAAGATGTCAAGTAGATACTGTTATAAATAAAAAAGTTCTTGCAGCACTAAGAAAAGAAAGCCCTGGATTTTCTAAACAATGCATTGAGCTTGAACATTCTGTTGCCAAGGTAATTGCTGACCAACATGTTAATGGTTTTTACTTTGATGAAAAGTCAGCAACCTTTTTACTTAGTTCTTTAAACAAAAGAAGAAAAGAAGTTGAAGAAGAAGTACATAGAACATTCAAACCTAAGTGGGTCGATGTTAAAGAAGTACAACCTAAACTTAAAAAAGATGGTGAGCTTTCTAAATCTGGCTTATCTCCCATTGAATATGAGGAACGTGTTAAAACAAAAGACCTTACTCCTTTCATGAGAAAAGAATTGAAAGAGTTTAATTTAGGTTCACGTCAACAAATTGGAGATTATCTCAAAGACTTTGGATGGAAACCAAAACGTTTTACTCCAACGGGTCAACCTATTGTAGATGAAGGTACATTAAAACTAATAACTCATATACCAGAAGCTAATTTAATTGCTGAGTATTTATTACTACAGAAAAGAGCAGCTCAAGTTGAGTCTTGGATAGATGCTGTTGAACTGACAGGTAAAAAAGATAGTAGAGTACATGCTAGTGTTATAACATTGGGTACAATTACTGGTCGCATGTCACATAGAAGTCCTAACATGGCTCAAGTACCTGCTGTTTACAGTCCTTATGGTAAAGAGTGTAGGTCTTGTTGGACTGTACCAAGTGGATATAAACTTGTAGGTGTAGATGCAAGTCAATTAGAATTAAGAATGTTAGCACACTACATGGCTGACGAGGATTATATAAATGAAATTATTAATGGAGACATTCACACGACTAACCAAAACCTTGCAGGACTTGAATCAAGAGACCAGGCAAAAACTTTCATCTATGCCCTCATTTACGGGGCCGGAGATGAAAAGATTGGAAGCGTTGTTGAAGGAAACAGAGATGAAGGTAAGAGATTGCGAGAACGCTTTCTTAGTGGTAACCCTGCATTTAAATCTCTTAAAGGAAGGATTGAAAGAGCAGCAGGGAAAGGATTCCTCAAAGGGGTAGACGGTAGAAAAATATTCTTACGACATAAACATGCAGCGTTAAATACGCTACTCCAGGGTGGTGGTTCTATTCTTATGAAACAAGGGTTAGTCTTACTTGAAAAACTTTTAAAACTAAACACGATTGATTATAAGTTTGTTGCTAACATTCATGATGAGTGGCAGATAGAAGTCAAAGAATCTCAAGCAGAATTTACAGGTCAACTTGCTGTTGATAGTCTTATCAAGGCAGGTGAACATTTAAAGCTTCGTTGTCCTATGGATGGTGAATACAAGATAGGAGAAAATTGGAGTGAAACACACTAATAATTTTAAATGGAAATACACGGGTAGAGATTCTAATTACAAACCAAAATTTACAAGACAGCTAGAAGAACCTTTAGATTATGTTTTATCATTTTTAGACAGTAAAAATATTAAATATATTATTGGAAAAAGTAAAAGTTTAGCTATTTATAGTCGGTTACATAAATTTAGATATTACTACACTACAGGTAAGTGGTCACGAAATTCTGGTAATAAAAACATTAAAGTAAATAATAAAAAATATTATTTATCTAAAGGTATTGAAGATTTTTATGAAAGATTTTTTATTAAAAATTTAGAAAAAGAAAATAATATACCTTATATTAAAAAAATTGGTCTTAAAAATTATGGTTACCCTCGATATGAATATGATTATATTCGTACAGTAATTGGTGAAGATAAATCTAAAGCTAGAAATTTTTACTTACTTTACTATCATTACAAGGATGAAAAGTTTTGTCCGTTTATAAATAGAGAAGGTATAAAATGGATTCAAGATACAGATGAATATATTAACTTTGAAAAAAATAAAGATACTATACAAGCTTATGTTGATGTATTATTAAATAAAGGAAATTCAAATGAAACCCACTAAAGAAAACAGAAAAAAGTTTGATATAGACTTAGAGTATGGTACAATCAGAGAAGATAAAGTAGCAGAAATGCTTACCAATAAAAAGGTAGAAGTTAAATCTGAACGTGGCATGTGGATGAAGACGGGCAACATAGCAATTGAATATCAAAGCTATGGTAAACCTTCTGGTATCAAAGCAACTGAATCAGATTATTGGTTTCATAATCTTTGTATTGGAGATAATGAATATTGTACACTTGTTTTTAAGACTGATGTTCTTAGAACTATTGTTGATAAACTTGATACATTTAGAACTGTATCTGGTGGAGACCACAACGCAAGTCAAATGTACTTAATTAATTTACAAAAGCTTTTTTCATCTGATGTGATTAAAGCATTCAAGGAGTTTGAAGATGGCAAAAAAGAAAACAGTTGATACAGTTGTAGAGGATATTTACTCTACTATTTCAGCTCTAACCAAAGGCCAGGATATAAAACTAACTGATAAAGACTTAAAAGTGTTTGGTCAAGACATGGCTGATGCATTAAAACAATGGGCAACACCAAGAGGTGCAGATAAAATTAATGTTAATACTCTTCGTATGTCTAACATCGGTAAACCTCAACGACAGTTGTGGTATGATATGAACTTAAAGAAAGAAGGAATCACTGAGTTTGAACCTAGTACTTTGATTAAGTTTTTATACGGACACCTATTAGAAGTATTGGTTTTATTTTTCGTTAAACTATCTGGGCATAAGTTAGACTCACAACAAAAAGAAGTATCAGTTAGTGGTATCAAAGGTCACATGGATTGTAAGATAGATGGTGAAGTAGTAGATGTAAAGACTGCTTCTGGTTTTGCTTTTAAAAAGTTTAAAGATGGTACGCTTGTAGAGTCAGATACCTTTGGATACTTAGCACAACTTGCGGGTTATGAAGAAGCAGAACAAACATCTAAAGGTGGGTTCTTAGTTTTAAATAAAGAATCCGGAGAGCTAACTTTATTTAAACCAGAAGAGTTAGATAAACCTAACATCAAAGATAAAATTAAAACAGTCAAAAAAATTATTAAAAGAAAAACACCACCTATCTTTTGTTATGACCCTGTTCCAGAAGGTAAAAGTGGTAATATGAAACTTGCAAGAGAATGTAATTGGTGTCCTTACAAACATGAGTGTCATAAAGAATCAAATGATGGTCAAGGCTTAAGAGTTTTTGAATATGCTAAAGGGCCAGTTTACTTTACTGATGTACAAAAAGTTCCAAATGTTCAGGAGATACTATGAATGGTAGAAAAGCAAAAGCAATTAGAAAAAAATCTTTAGTCTTGTTAGTTGATTGGGTTAAGACTTTAATTCCAGAAGAAGAAGCAAACAAACTTACATTACAACAAGCTTATGATTTAGTTCCAAAAGATACCCATGTTTTTGCCAATGGTAAATTTATGTTATCATCATTTTCTTTGAAATGGATTATTCAAAAAATTAAAAAATTAATTAAAACTAAAAACTTAAACGACATAACTGTCAAGGACTTAACAAATGAAATCTGATTTAGAAAAAGCAATTATAGCTATGGGTGAAGTGTTGAAAGAAGAAGGGGAATCACTAGATGGTTTTGATAACCAAACACTACAAGACTTATCAACCTTGTTAGCTGCACATGTTGAAGACAAACTAGATAGAGTCGTTCACTAATGCCTAAAAGAGTTCCTAGAAAACCTAGACCTAAAAAAATTAACGTACCCAAAGGATACGATAGCTTATGGGAATACAATATACACCAAACAGTTTTAAAAGATTGGGCACATCACTTTGAAGCTATCAAATATATTATTGACAAAAAATATGAAGTAGATTTTGTTAAAACATTTCAAGATAAAACTATTTTACTAGAAGCTAAAGGCCGGTTCTGGGACCATGCTGAGTATAGTAAATATGTTTGGATTAGAAAAGCTTTACCAAGTTTTATGGAATTAGTTTTTCTATTTCAAAAACCTTACTCTCCAATGCCAGGAGCAAAAGTAAGAAAGGATGGTACAAAAAGAACCCATGCTGAATGGGCAGAAACAAATAACTTTAGATGGTATAGTGAAGATACTTTACCTAATGATTGGAGAAATGATGAGCTATAAATTTAATGAAGGACATTCAATACAAGAACTTAAAGGATACATTGATGGTACATACAATGAGCACTATGCTTCTGATAAGTATCAAGCAACGGATATAATTATTGACTCCGGACATGGTGAAGGTTTTTGTATTGGAAACATTATGAAGTATGCTAAACGCTATGGAAATAAAGACGGTAAAAATAAAAAAGATTTATTAAAAATATTACACTATGGTATAATTATGTTAGACATACATGATAAGGAGAATGTAAATGGTTGACGATAAAGTAGGTATCAAGGAATATCTTGGTATAAAAATTAATTACAGTAATGAAAAACTATTAGATAAGTTTAGCCTTGATACTCTCAAGGATAGATACTTATGGGAGAACGAAACACATGCACAAGAAGCCTTCGCAAGAGCATCAGTCTTCGCAGCTACGTATAAAGGTCACACAGATTTTGAATTGGCTCAAAGACTTTATCACTACAGTTCCAATTGTTGGTTCATGTTTAGCACTCCTATACTTAGTAACGGGGGAACAAGTCGTGGGCTTCCTATTAGCTGTTTCCTCAATTATGTACCTGATAGTCGTGATGGGCTATCTGCTCATTATGACGAGAATATATGGTTGGCGAGTTCGGGTGGAGGTATTGGTGGATATTGGGGAGATATTAGAAGTAATGGTATTTCTACTACTCACGGTAGTAAGTCTACTGGTTCAATCCCCTTTATGCATGTCGTAGATTCTCAGATGTTAGCCTTCAATCAAGGCACTACAAGACGTGGTTCTTATGCTGCATACATGGACATATCTCATCCAGAGATTGAAGAGTTCATTAACATGCGTAAAGAATCCGGTGGTGATATCAACAGAAAAAATCTTAATCTTCACAACGGTATTAATATTACCAATGAGTTTCTCAAAGCTGTACAAGAAGATGCAGACTTTAGATTGATTGACCCTAAAACTCATGAGCCTACAAAAATTGTAAATGCTAGGGACTTATGGTGGCAAATTATAAATGCTAGAGCAGAGACT